GCCAAGGGTTTGCAGTTAAGACCCGAGATCCGCGCCTGGTACGAACAGACACCGCCCGGTGCGCCGTACAGCTTTTCCGTACGAGCCTTCAGCGACCAACCCTACAGCGAAGAAATCGACGCCCGTCTCGACCGACGCTTGGCTGATGCCAAGAGCGAACGCGATGTGCTGACGGTCTCCGTTGGCTTGAGCGCTTTCGGCAATCACGTCATCGCCGCCGCGACGTTTTGCGGCGAACTGACCACGGTTTATCCGGTGTTCATCGAAGGGCTGGAAACCTCGGGAGAGGCGTTCATGGCTGCCGGTATGTACACCGTCGAAACATCCACAATTTATCCTCAGGGGGCCTGAATGGCTGACTATTACACCCTGCTCACCAACGCAGGGATTGCCTACGAAACGGCGTGCAAGGCCGCGGGCACGCCGATCAAGTTGACGCAGATTTCCGTCGGCGATGGCGGCGGCACGGTCTACAACCCGGCCGCGACCGCCACCGCGCTGAAACGCGAAGTCTGGCGCGGGCCGCTGAATGCGCTGTTCCAGGACGAGAAGAACCCGAGCTGGCTGCTCGCCGAAGTGACCATTCCGCCGGATGTTGGTGGGTGGTATGTGCGAGAGGCGGGGCTTTGGACTGATACCGGGATTCTTTACGCCATCGTCAAATATCCGGAGTCGTTCAAACCGGTTCTGGCCACGTCGGGTTCGGGGAAAGAGTTCTACATTCGCTCGATTTTCGAGACGAGTAATGCGTCGCTGGTGACGTTGTTGATTGATGACACCGTTGTTAAGGCCACGCGTGCCTGGGTCATGAGTTATCTCGCCGAAGAACTCGGCAAACTCGATGGCAAGCAGTCGGTGCGTGTTGCGGCATCCAGCAACATCGTATTGAGTGGTGCGAAGCAAATTGACGGTGTCGCAGTGATTGCTGGCGACCGCGTGCTTGTTGCGAATCAGACGCTGGCCAAGGACAACGGCCTGTGGATTGTCGCCAATGGTGACTGGGTGCGGGCGACCGATGCCAACAGCAGCGCCAAGGTGACGCCGGGCCTGACGGTGATGGTGGAGGAGGGTACGGCGAACGGTGATTCGCTTTGGCATCTCACGACTAATGCACCTATCACTTTGGGCACTACTGCACTGACCTTCAAGATGCTGGCTGGGCGTACCGGGATTGCTGCCGGGACTTACAAGAGTCTGACGGTCGATGAATATGGCCGCGCGACGGCGGGGGGCAACCCTGAAACGTTGGCCGGGTTCGGCATCAAGGACTCGTACACCAAGGCTGAAGTTGAAGCGCTGATTGCCAAGGCGTCAGCGTTGCCGGTGGGCTCGATTGTAGCGTTCCCGGTTGATGCGCCACCGCCGGGTTTTCTGGAGCTGGATAACAGCGTCAAGAGCAGCGCGACTTACCCGGACTTGAGCGCTTATCTGGGTGGCAAGTTCAACAAGGGTGACGAGGGTGTCGGCAATTTCCGTTTGCCCGAGGCGCGTGGGGAGTTCTTGCGTGGTTGGGATCATGGGCGTGGAGTAGATGCCGGACGTGGTCTCGGCAGCTGGCAGGCCGACGACAACAAGGCGCATGCTCATACCGTCACCCGCATGCAGGCATTCGCCAATGCCACCGGCAGTAATCCGAGTGCCGTAGTGGTAGACAACGGCAATACGGCCGTAATCACCAATTTCGCGGCTGGCTTCAATAGTTCTGGTGGCGCGGAAGCACGACCTCGCAACATCGCCGTCATGTGGTGCATCAAAGCCTGGAACGCCCCGGTCAATCAGGGAACTATCGATGTAGCCGCACTGGCCAAGGAAGTCGAACGGTTAAAATCCGCTGTCCCAGTTGGCGCTGTTCTGGCCTTCCCGACTGGCATCGTCGCTCCCGGTTATCTGGAGCTGGACGGCAGTGTGCAGAGCATTGCGACTTATCCGGATCTGGCCGTCTATCTCGGTACCGCTTACAACAAGGGCAATGAGGGCGCGGGTAACTTCCGCTTGCCGGAGTCGCGTGGCGAGTTTCTCCGTGGTTGGGATCACGGGCGTGGTGCTGATCCAGGAAGGGCAATTGGCAGTTGGCAGAAGGGCAGTATTGCTGCAATCGATACCAATGTTCCGGCCACACAGACGATTGCCTCCAATCTCGCTGATTATGAGGCTTCAAGGATTCGAACCGGCTATGACAGCGGTGACCCGGCGCTGTACGCCGGCGTAACACTCATGGGCGTGAATCCTCAGGCGAACTTCCCATTGCCCGGGGGGCCTGAGGTCACTTATGGCATTACAAGGCCGAACAACCTGGCGGTGATGTGGTGCATTAAAGCCTGGAACGCACCGATCAATCAGGGAAGTATCGACATCGCTGCGTTGGCTGCAGACATTAAAAGTTGGCGGCTCAACGGTTCCGAGGTTGGAGCAACTCGTAATTTGCGAGTATCGCTTCCAAGTGCGGCATCGGTTGCGACACTCACTGCTGATCAGTTGATTGTTGAGCAACCCGGTACCGCTCAATACAAACTGTCGAGCGTCAATCTATCTATAGATTTGACGACCATTGGTGCTGGCGGGATGGATGTCGGGGTTGCCCCGGCGCTCGGCAGTGTCGGGATTTACGTTATCTATAATCCTGTGCTGCGTATTGCCAAGCTACTCGGCGTCAATGCGTCCTCGACGTTGATTCCTGAGGTTTATTCCGGCGCTTACATGCCGGCCGGATACACCGCGAGCGCGCTGGTCAGCGTTTGGCAAACCGACACCAATCGATTGATGGTTACCGGTGTTCAGCATCAACGATCGATATCCATCCCCAGAGCGCAAGTCTTGTCTAACGGGGCGTCTTTGACATGGACACCTGTTTCCCTGGCGTCGATTGTTCCAAAAAACGCAAAAACCGTTGGCGGCTACGTTCACTACATCAGTAGTGCCGAAAACGCTGCGGGTGGTTATCTGGGACTTGCATCCGATGCGCTCGGAACGGGATTAAAAACGGTCGGTATTGGAGGAATGCTGGGGCTGGGAACTCTCAGTTCATTCTCCGACCTGGTTATGACTACGCCACAAACGATTCACTACATTCTGGACTCAATTTTGTCCCGAGCTAATTCCGTCCATATTTCCCAATACACGTTTTAGGGGATACCTATGTTGAGAGCGTACTCAAAAGAGGGAACGGCCTTTCGAGGTGTCGCCCCTGACTGGCCACTGGCAGAGGGTGAAATTCTTTTTGACCATGAACCTACTGAAAAAGAACTGGAAGACGCCTTTGGTTTCACCTCTGGCGAATTAGTCAAAAGCCGCCAGTTGAACTTGATTACTGCAGAGCGATTCCGCCGAGAAGGTTCGGGAGTCATGGTCGAGGGTGTGGCCATTGATACTTCCCGAGACAGCCAGTCGCTGATCGCTGGAATGGCTGTTTCTGCGATGTTGGACCCGGCCTATAAATGCAGTTACAAAGCTGTCGACGGTTTTGTCGAGCTGACCGCTTCGCAAATTCTTGCGGTAGCAACGGCTGTTCGATCTCATGTACAGACCTGCTTTGACCGGGAAAAGGCATTGTCGGAAACGGTGGTTGCCGGCACCTTTATCGAGGCCATGCTTAAGTCCGGTTGGCCGGACTCACTCTTAGCTACATCCACCGCAGCGAATCAATAAACGCCCCACACCGTGGGGCGTTTTCATATCTATCCATCCCACGAGGGTGGTCTTAGAGTCGTTACTTATCAAACAAGGAAGAACCTATGTTTTATTCGAAATCTACTGGTGGTTTTTACAATCCAGCCATTCATACAAACATTCCAGTAGATGCAGTTGAAATCTCGGAAGAGTATTGGAATGAACTACTGGATGGGCAGGCCATCGGCAAAATGATTGTCGCGAATGATGAAGGCTATCCAGTGCTGGTTGATCGGCCGGGACCGACGACTGCAGAACTTGAAGCAATCGAACGCTCCTGGCGCAACATGCAGATTGCGACTACTGATCCGGTCGTAACCCGTTACCGCGACGAAGTGGAGCGTTGGCCGACGCTGCTGACACCGGCGCAGTACATCGAGTTGCAGACGTATCGTCACGTGCTTCGTATCTGGCCGGTGGGCGGTGAGTTGCCTTTGAGCGCACATCGCCCGCTAGCGCCGACATGGCTCGCTAGCCTGCCTGAATAAAAACGCCCCGCACTGACGGGGCGTTTTCTTGTCCCCCCAAGCCCCTCCCGTAGAGGGGCTTGGCTGTTTATGGAGAAACGAAAAATGGCAACCCGCCAAACCTACACCGTGCTCGTCCCATTCCCCACCGGCGGTGGGCACTGGTCGAGCATCGGTCAAGACCTCGATCTGCTCGACGTCGAGGCCAGTGCCTTGCACTTCGCCGGTCGACTGGAACTGAAAACCCCAACCACCCAGGCCAAAAAGGCCGCTGCCAAGAAGGCTGACTGACTATGGCTGAGGTTCTGAACTTCGAGCACAACGGCATTACCGTCAATGCCACCGAATCCCCCGAGGCCATGGGTGGCCTGGGTGACAACGTCATCGGTCTGGTCGGCACTGCGCCGAAAGCCGATCCGCTGATTCCGCGTAACGCCCCGTTCCGCATCAACAGCTTCACCACCCATGCACTGCTCGATCCGACCGGTTCGGAAGAGGGCACCCTGTATCACGCGGTTTACCAGATCCTCAAAGTGGTCAAGGTGCCGGTCTACGTGGTGATCGTCGAAGCGGGCGCGACCCCGGCCGACACCGTTAACGCAGTGATCGGCGGTGTTGATCCGCTGACCGGCCGCAAGCTCGGTCTGGCTGCGCTGGGCAGCGTTCCGGAAGACCTGACCATCATCGGTGCTCCGGGCTTCACCGGCACCAAAGCGGTGGCCAGCGAGTTCGCCTCGTTCGGCAAGCGCATCAAGGCCCGAGTGGTGCTGGACGGCAAGGATGCCTCGGTCGCCGATCAAGTGCTGTACAGCCAGGAACTCGGCGGCGCCGATCTCGGTTTCGACCGCTGCCTGGTGGTGCACAACATGCCTGCCGTTTATTCGAAAGCGGCGAAGAAAAACGTCTTCCTGTCGCCTTCCAGCCTGGCGATTGCCGCGCTGGCCAAGGTCAAACAGTGGGAGAGCCCGGGCAACCAGGTGACCTACGCCGAGGACGTTTCGCGAGTCGTTGAATACAACATCCTCGACACCTCCACCGAAGGCGATCTGCTCAACCGCTACGGCGTCAGCTACTACGCCCGCACCGTGCTCGGCGGCTTCTCGCTGCTGGGTAACCGCTCGATCACCGGCAAGTTCATCAGCTATGTCGGCCTCGAAGATGCGATCAGCCGCAAGCTGGTCAAGGCCGGCCAGAAAGCCATGGCCAAGAACCTGACCAAATCCTTCATGGATCAGGAAGTCAAACGCATCAACGATTGGCTGCAAACCCTGGTCGCCGACGAAACCATTCCTGGCGGCAGCGTGTATCTGCACCCAGAA